CGTTCATGTTTATCCTTCTATAAGTTTAGCGACTAGCGCCTCGAGTTTTTGGATACGGGTTTCTTGCTCAGCAATCGCAGCCAAAGCCAGAGCACTGAGCTTTTCGTAGTCTACCGCCAATGAGCCGTCTGGTCGAGTGCGAACGCATATTGGGAAGTGTTTTTGTGCGTCTTGGGCAATGATACCGAAGTCCGCCTTTTGGACAAAGTAGCCGTCTTCCCCGCCGTGCTCCTCAATGTAGTCGTCTTTCCAATCAAACAACTTACCGCCAATAGCCGCTGCCGTTCTTGCTGCATTGGGAATGCTACGCACGTTCTCTTTGAATTTAATGTCAGAAGAGTAGTACGCAGTCACGTTGTTGGTGGCGCGAATCTCACCGGCAGTGCCAGAACCGGCAGTGCCAACACCCAAAGAGTTCATCTGGAAGTTGTTGGCTGTATTAGTGGCGTTGGCCGTAGTCGCTGTTGTGGCTGTAGCAGCATTCCCTGTACATGAAGCGGAAGAACCTGTTACGTTGCCCGCAGCCGTAATGTTTGTGGCTACAACCGGAGCGCCGTTTAAATTGTAGTTTGTACCATCCCAATACAAATACCTACTTCCAGAGCTACTAAGATAGACAACACCTTGAGTGCCGCCTGTGCGGTATGTAGTAATGTCGCCATTAACAACGTTAAAACCCGTTGATACGCCTGTAGTGCCGGGAGTAACAATACCGGTAGTAGACTTAAACTGACCGGCAACTGTTGATGAGGTTCCTATGCCAAGCGAATTAACTTGGTAGTTATTTGCTGTGTTCAGTGCATTGGCAGTTGTGGCTGTAGTAGCTGTTGTAGCCGTAGTTGCTGATCCAGCAGACCCTGTGACGTTAATACCCCAAGTACCAGAAGCGCCTGTACCTGTCAGTGTGGGGGAGTAGCTGTTGTAGTTGCCGGAATCTAATGGCGTGTTTCCATTAAAAGATGGGCGAGTTTCAAACCAAAACCGTGTTCCGGTGTCGTTATACACCTTTGCACTAAGACCAAGGTCACTACGTGTAAGCTGCAAAGACCACGGCCCCGCACTACTGGTAGTCAGGTTTAATGGGAGATTGGTTCCAGAACTAATACTAACTGTTGAGCTAAAAGATCCAGTAGTCGCGTTAACCGTGCCGCCTGATTGGTTGGTGGCTGTTGTTGCTGTAGTTGCACTAGTAGCAGACGTAGCATTACCACTTAAAGCGCCAGAGAAAGTTGGTGCGGTTACTGTGCCCGCAAATTTTGCAGCGCCGTCAGAAGACCTAATCTCGGCAACAATTGTCGGGGTTACTTGGTTACTTGTTCCGGACTCAAATGTCCAACCATACCCGGCAGAGTTTTCAATAAAACTACGCTGGCCCCAACTTGTTACAAGCGTCCCTGTCGGCGCAGTAATATTTGCATATGGCCCGCACCCTGTTGCTGCTGCGGGGGACATATACTCTGTCCAAGCAGAGTATGTTGAGCTGTACCAACCAATACCACACGCGGCGGCTGCGGAACGGTTTATAAGCGTTTTTGGTGTTGTCAAAACACCAGAGAAAGTTCCCGTTGTCCCGCTAACCGTACCGCCTGATTGGTTTGTAGCAGTTGTGGCAGTAGAAGCATTACCCGTTAAAGCAGCGGTAATGGTGCCCGCAGTAAAGTTACCGGATGCGTCTCGCGCTACGATGGTTGAGGCTGTGTTAGCGGATGTTGCGTTTGAGGTAACAGTAAACGTAGCCGCAGATGCTTGGTTGGCCGTGAATGTTTGCGATCCTGACAAGCCTGTGCCAGACACATTTAGCGTTAACGTGCCGTTGTTTACACCCGCAGCCGTAGAAGCCACAACCCATGAAGGAGCAGCAGCACCGTTAGCTTGAAGAATATAGCCCGCAGTGCCCGCAGTTAGTTGAACCGTTGTACCTGCGGCTGACTGATAAGGGATCGTACCTGCCGCTCCGCCTGCCAAGTTGGTGGCTGTCGTTGCGCTTGTTGCAGATGTTGCACTTGTTGCGCTTGTGGCAGTAGAAGCGTTACCGCTCAGTGTTGCCGTGATTGTGCCTGCACTAAAGTTACCAGAGGCATCTCGCTGAACAATAGCCGACGCAGTGTTTGCGTTTGTAGCTGTTGTCCATCCGGGGGCTGTGGTGCCTGTAGAAGTAAGGACTTGACCGGATGTGCCTGCGGCTGAGAAGCCTGTTGTACCTACAGCAGATTGGTAATGGACTGCACCAGCTACGCCGCCAGCCACATTGGTTGCTGTCGTGGCTGTAGTGGCTGTACCTGCGCTTGTAGCAGATCCGCTAAGCGTAGCCGTAATGGTGCCAGCAGAGAAGTTACCCGATGCGTCACGCGCTACGATGGCTGATGCAGTATTAGCATTGGTTGCAGTTGTAGCCGAGTTGGACACCTTAAGTGCCGTAGAAATTGTGCTCAGTTTAGTATCTGCAATAGAGCCTGCCAACATGGTGTTGGTCACTGTACCTGTATCGCCCGTTGTAATCGCCGTGCCGGTGGTTGCGGGCAGCGTAAACACGGTTCCTGTACCTGCAACAGCAGCGGGAATAACTTGAACAGAACCGGATGTAGCTCCGGGCATTGTGGCGCTCAAAATGCCGGTCAAAGCTTGGTTAGCAGAAGCCCTGTTTAAAGCTACCGCGGTTGTTCCTACATAAGCCGTGGAGTTGCCAAGCACCGCAGAAGGAATAGTTCCCGACAAATTACCCGCAGTCAGACTTGTTAAGTTAGCACCACTGACAGCACCAAACGAAGCAGACCATGTACCAGACGTTACTGTGCCGGTTGTAGTTAGGCTAGAAGAACCAGCCAAGGGCGAAGCGCCTACAGTGTTATAGGAAATGGTCAGGGCGGCAGAGCCGTTGAACGTGGAGCCAGAAGCACCGCCAGCGCCCCCATTGTTAATGGTCAGTGAGTTAGGTACAGAAATAGCAGAGTAAACAAAAGCCGAACCGTTCCAGTTAAGGTACGTGCCTGCCACCGTAGGGGCAACAATGTAAGACGTTGTGCCTGCTGCCGTGTTGTAAGAAATCTGATTGGCTGCCCCGCCAGCCGTGTTTGTTGCTGTGGTTGCCGTAGTTGCATTGCCGGACAAGGCTGCTGTGATTGTGCCAGCAGCAAAGTTGCCAGAAGCGTCACGGGCTACAACCTTGGAAGCTGTATTAACGGATGTAGCATCCACTGCCGCAGTCACTGCAGCAGAACCGTTGTAGCTTGTGCCAGTGAGGTACGTACCCAACGTCAAGGCATTAGCCACTGAGCCAGCAGAACCAGAGATGTTGCCTGACACCGCCGCGCCGTTGATCGCAATAGCTGTATTGGTTACAGAAGTTACTTGCCCGCTGGCATTAGTTACAAACACAGGGACTTGAGAAGCTGATCCGTATGTGCCAGCCGTTCCTGTAGGCGTAATACTAAATTGCGTACTGGTCAGTGTTAACCCTGTACCCGCAGAATAAATCTGTGCGGAGCTAATCTGAGCAAATGTGATGGCTGTTGTGCCAAAAGTAATTACGCCAGATGTGTTGCAAGTATAAGTCTCGCCTGCGCCTGTTGCGCCTAACTGAACAAAAACTGTGGAGCCTTCGCTCAAACCATTTGCGCTGTTAATTACATAGGTGTCAGCATCGCTGGCGCGTGTCAGTACCCAATTTGTAGAAACTGTACCTACAACTGTGACAACATAAATGCCGTTTTGAATTGGGTTGGTTTGGGTATAGACCAAAACGCGGTCGCCCGGGGATGTAAAAATACCGTCAATAATTAACTCAACTTGCGTTCCCGCATTAGTAAGCGTTGCGCCAACACCCGCAGTTCCATTGTTGTAAGTCGCGTTTAGATTAGTAGGGCTTTCAACCATCACGGGCTGATGGAAGTGAATACCAGAGGCAGCTAAAGTGTCAACGTATTGCTTATTAACAATGTCGGTGTTGGAGGCGGGGGTGGTAGTAATCGTACCGGTTGTCAATGCAGCAGAAGTAGCTGTGATTGCGCCAAACGACTGCTGAACCACCACACCGGCAGCATCTTCATAGACCGACTTCTCGGACGGGTACGTGACAAACACATCTTTCGGGTTGGCTGCAAAAGACACCAAAGCCCCGCCGTTGCTTGACGACAGAACGGTTGTGCGAGAAAGAGTCGTGCCCGAAGAGGTGTACGTACCAATACCTACTTCCCAATCTCCCGTTAGAGAGTCTGCAATGGCGTAGTACGTTGTGTTGCCGTTACCTACAGCGGCAAAAGATTGAAACCCTGTTACCGCCCCAGCAAGTGTCAATGTGCCTGTACCGGCAGTGGTAGAGGTTTCCTTGACCCGATCTTTTAAAACTAAAGCCATTTTTAATCCTTACGACGGTAGGTCGTTCCAACCGGGGGTTGATGGGTTAGCTATTACAGTCCAACCTGCGCCTTGCGCGTTGTTGATATTTTGCCAGTTTGCGTTCTGGCTGTCATCTATTGTTGCCCAAACAATCACATTGCCAATAGACACAAAAAGCTGGATACCGGTAACGTTGGCGTTGACTATTTTAAGAACGCTAACACTATCAATTCCCGCAACAAATTCTTGAATGCTACCGGCAAAAATTACTTGTGATGCAAACGTATCAGCAGTTGAGGCGGTTTCAGTGATTGCTACTTGGAACGATACCCCGCCCTGCATAGCATCTACACCAGATGCAGCCTCGGCTACGGCAGCTACAAAAGTAGCTGCAACGGTGTTTGCGTCTAATCCACTGACCGCCTCGTGAACGGCGGCAACAAAGTTGGCTTGGGCTGTAAACACCGCACTGGCAGATACAGACTCGCTCATGGCCGCAGCAAAGTCAACTTGCGCCGCTACGGAATCTATGCCTGATCCGGCCTCAGATATGCTGGCTTGGAAAATGGCGTTAGCGATAATTGCATCCACCGCACTGACGGCTTCGGCAATGTTTCCGGCAAAATCGGTCTGAACGGATACAGAATCCACGCCAGACGAAGCTTCAGTAATGCTGCCGAGAAATGTGCCAATAACAGCAATGGTATCCAAACCACTAGCAGTTTCTGGAACCGTTACATTAAATGTGTTGTTTATGGTGTCTACACTGTCTACACCAGATGCAGCTTCTACCGTCAACCCTACAAAAGTAGCAAGTGCTGATTGTGAAGCTAACGCTGAAGCCGTTTCACTAATAAGTCCACCAGCAGTAAAAATAGCATCTACTGCATCAATGCCTGCGCCTGTTTCGGAGATAGCAACAGCAAACGTGCTGCCCCCTTGAGAGGCAAACGGCGCTTGTGCAAATGCTACATCTCCGAACATACCTTATCAGGTCGCGGTTAGAGAGAATGTGTAAGTAACGTTCAATGTATCGCCAGATGCTACAGACTTATCGCCACCAGTGAAATCACCGGCAGAGAACAAAACGCCTGAAGTGCCAGTGGCAACGTTGCACAAAAATGCGCCAGCAACAGTGGCCGTACCGCTCATGGCAAACGAGGAAGGTGCTGCAGAGTTAGTAATTACTGATGGATTAGCTGTTGTAGCAGATCCAAACGTTACAGCCTTGCGATTGCCTGTGTAGTCGGTGTTCTCTGTCCAACCTGCATGAGAGGCCAAAGTATCGCCTGCGGCAAAGGTAGTACCTGAACCGGGACCAGTAACCAAACCCAAGTACCAAGTTGTAGATTGGGCGCTACCAGCAAGATATGCGCCGTTCATGTTAGCCAAACCACCGTTCATCACGAGGTTGTGGAAAGAATCTGCCCACTTAACTTGACCGTCTGGGCCTACACATTCAACCGTGTAGACACCGCCCGCACCAACGGTTTCACCGAGGCCGGGGCGGGTAACTAATGTAGCGGACACTTGGTCTTTTGCTGAACTAAATTCCATGATGGTTCCTTAAGAAATGCGCACGATGGCGCTTGTGGCATCGGGGGTTGGGAAAATGATTTGAAACGTATCGTTGTCCACCGTTTTTAACGTATTAAAAACAAGAACGGCCACCGATTTGTTTGCCTCGGTGCTATTGTAAATAAGAGCAGCCGCAGTCGTAAAGGTGGCATTTGGCCAATTTACATCATCAAATGAAACAAACGCTGTATTTACAGCCTGTGCATTCAATCCGGTATTGGGACTTGGATTAATCGTCAGCGTCTTACCACCCGCCGTGTATCCCGTTCCTACGCTAGATATTTCATTTGTGGTTGAATACGCTGTTGTAGCGGGACCCAAATTAACAGAACTGTTGTACAGCGCAATCTTGTATGTATCAGGCGACGTTGGACCAAAGTTATGCACCGCCTGCATCAACTCAAGCTTAAAACTGGTGGTCGCCGTTTGGATATACATTGTTTATACAACCCGAATCAAAGCTGTTTCTGGGTCATTTGTGGGGAACTGAATGGTAAATTGCTGCCCCAACATTGTTTGATCTACACCAAAATTGAACACGCCCACAGACTTATTAGCCTTGGAAGAGTTGTAAATCAATCCGCCACGTGTGGTAAATGTAGCTCCAGCCCAAGAAGGATTGTCAAAGCTGACGTACCCTGTCCCCATAGATAAATTTACAGTGACGTTCTGAAGTAGCTGCCCGCCCGCTATGTATCCCGCACCCGTAACTTCGTTACTCGTCGTATAAACAGTCGTAGTAGGCCCTAAAACGCCCGAAGACGTATACAGCGCAACCAAAAATGTATCGGTTGCAAAGTTGTGCACACCAAGGAGCAATTGCTCTTTGAAACTGTCGGTAAGTCCTGCTGTAAACATGCTTTATCTCACCGGTATTTTGACTTGACCATCACGATAAGCATCGCCACGTTGCTTGCCATCGCCCAAATTCTTCAGGAGCATGAGTGCCTCTTTGTACTTCGTATCGTACAAGACCATCATATCCTGCTCACCCTTCATGTAGGTATACGCCTCAACCAAGCAGCCATAGAGCAGCGCTGAGTCAAAGTTGTCACCCAACCATGATGTTTCCTCATCCACAATAGATGGTGGATAGTAGTAATAGTGCAATTCTGCGTTGTAGCCCGCATCAGGCGTGGGACCAACAATGAATGACAACTCATTTACATTGGTAGACCGTGGACCAAAGATGGCGTAGTACTTAGGCTCGCCCGTGCCCCGCGCATTCGGATACACCTCACGGATGAAGTTGACATCCTTGCTAAGCAAGTACTTGTAATCGCCTTGGAAGATCACCGTAGCGGCTACCGTGCCGCTGTTCTTCACGCTAAGCGTGATAGCCGTGCCGTTGATCGCAGTAACTTGTGCAGCAGTTCCAATGTTTGTGCCAAAGACGTATTGGCCTACTTGAATGTTTGTGTTGCTCGCCACTGTAATGACAAAAGTATCATTGACACCCGTTGCAGTGGTTGTGGCGTAAGAGAAAATTGCCAAAGAATACGCAGACAGGAAGTCATCAGGGCAGGCCAGATAGCTGTTGCTGACAGTCAATGAGCCCGTCACGTTCTTGCGCAAATTAGCAATCTGCACCGAGTTGTAAATGCGCTGCTCTGCCTGACGAGTAAACGTAGCCAAATTAGTACTGGTAAAACTTTGGTTTTCAGTATAAGCAATGATGGCAGCTTTTAATTCGGTATATGTCATGTGATGCTCGTTTTAACAGGTGCAAGGATTGCTGAGGCAACCCATTGTTTTGCATACGGCATCGGCATCATTCCGATACTTGCAAACGAAGTATCAGCCGTGAACCCGACGTAGACGGTAACCCCAAGTCTACTCTCTGGACGAGGTTGATGCAATGCCTGTGGCTCATTTATTGAGCGTTTTGGCTCCAACTGTGGGTGCTTGGGCTCATAGCACTCTGGACAAACCTTAAAGCCTGTCCATTCCTTGATGAGCGTATTGAGTTTATACCGTTGACCACACCTGTCGCACAGCGCAATTGCAAACTTGCCTGATACATAGGCCATGGCTTACCTCTGCGTGTACGTAGGTACCACAAAGAAGCCAGAACGCTCACGGTCTTCGGCTGCTGCACGTGCAAACTCTTCTTCGTATATCTGCTTGAGCATTCCGATGCGGTCCGGTGCTTTCTTGACAGCCAAATAATACGCCAGTGCTGCCACCAAGCAAGGCAAGAAGCGGAAAGAGATATCAGCGGTATTGCTGAAACCACCTGCGTTGTCCATGCGGCGAATTGCATAGTAGACAAATGTCCACGTCTGCGTTGCATCAGGAGAAGGGTACAGAAATACCTTGGCAGGCACTGTGCGCTGAATGTAGTACTGCGCAGGGCGCGACTGGGTCAGCTTGTTAGGCACATGGAGCCACTCTGCGCGGCCTATACGGTCGATTGTGATGTCTTGCTGGGTAGACTGGCCCGCATTGGTCCGAATCACGGCTGAGAGGCCGTCAATCGTATCTGCGGGCAGGTCATACTCGTATACACCCGGTGTTAGCACCTGCTGGCGCTGCTCAATCGTCCAAAGATTCAAACCCCTGTTGGCCCACTCTGCAAAAATCAAATTGACAGAACGAAGCGCCGTCTTCATGTCATATCCGTCGCGCACCTCAATACCGCAGCGCTCATATGCCTCAGCTATGAGGTCATCAAACTGCAAATCAAAGTTGGATACGCCGGAAACAGCCATATCAGTAGATCATTGCTGTGCGGGCACGTGCTGCACCAACACCACGGACGGCAACTTTATCGCCTTCCAACTTCTTGACGTTTTGGTTCAAGGTTTGACCCTGAGACTGGCCTACGCCAGCAACCATGCCGCCGCCAGCAAAGCCTTTTTTGGCAATGCCCTCGCCTTTTTTAGCCATGCCACCATCTTTGTACGAGTGTTTCATCTTGCTATCCTTTTAAAGTTGTTGCCATTAAACGATCTAACTTTTCGTCTAACCTGTCTAGTCTATCCAAAACACGGTTGATGTCTGCATGGACTTCTGCTTTTGTAACATATTCTTTGGCAACTTCTTCGCGGGTACGATTAATCAAAATCTGCAGACGACTAATTTCTGCAGATTTCTCTTTTAATACCCAACCCAAAACGCCCAAAAGAGCCGTTAAGCATATGTTCCACAGCATCAGTTCCATTTAGCATTTCCATTTTTTCAAGCTCTTATTAATCCTGCTGTCTGGATCCTTGGCGGTCTTCTCGCTTGTCAGCTTCTTTTTCATGCCTTCCATGCGGGCACAAAAGCTGTCTTTACGAGAACCTCCCTCTGGCTGCGGGGCCTTTAATCCGGGTTTACCCGGATTAGCCTTGTTGTAAGAAGCACGGCCCTTGGCGTTTAATCCGCCACTGGCACTTTTGCCTTCTTTCCGCTGCCAAGCGGGAGACTTAGCCATGATTAATACATCTTGCAGGGCTTGTTGCGGGCCATGCCTACACCACGGGGCGTAGTGGAACCAGAAGGAGCCACTGTCTTACGTGCTGTTTGCTTGGGGCCGCCTTTAGCCATGTCTTGCTTCTGTGCACCGGGCTGAACTTCGCCTTGGTACTGATCGTCTGCCATTTTTGCTGCTCGTCCCATGTTGGACTCCTTATCCGTAGAAGAATGTAACGGAAGTTACGTTTGTGAGGGTGAGGTAGGGATCCGCTTCAAAGCGCACGCCGTCATTAGGAATAATAACGTACATGTTGCCTGTAGCAGAGCTAACCGGAGTATCAAACTTAAGAAGTTCTGTGCCGCTAGAGCCCCCGTCTTTAAACGAAATGGAACCAGCAGTAGCGGACAGCAGGGCATACACCCCTTTGATACGCGCGCGAGGAACACCAATACCAGTAGCACCGGTAGCGGTCATCGTCTTCGCTTTTACGTCATATTGAAAACCCATAATTAATCTCCTTGTAAGCGGGAGCCTTGGCTCCCTAGATTAATTAAGCTGCAACCGCACCGTTTAAAGCAACAATGCCCCAACCAGCAGATGTGTACACCAACATGGCGCTATCGCCAACCGCGGTAAATGTGATGGTGGTAAAACCAATCTTAGTTGTAGGTGTTAACACAGCGGAGCCGCCATCAACCGCGTGGCTAATGATCTTGATTTCACCAAGAGTGCCGTTAGCCAAAGTCAAAGCCTGAGCCGCGCCTGTGGAGGTTAAATTAGTGAAAGCGTTGGTAATGTCAACTGCGCCAGCACCAGACAAGGACTGTGTGCCAAGCACTACATCTTTGCCAAAAGAAGAATTGACAGTTACTGCGCCAGTGGTTGCGTTTTTAGTGACGGATTGGAAGCCATTCTGCGAGCGAACGGGTCCGTTAAACGTGGTATTTGCCATGATTTTTCCTTACATACAAGTTAGGCGCATCAATCTGTATGTCGTCAGCCGGGACTGTTTGATGCACCGAATTACCCCGGAGTGAATGCAATATACAACAAAAGAAAAGGGGGCACAAGGCCCCCTTTACATATTTCCGAAGAAATATTAAGCGCCGGGCGAACCGTAAGCGCCACGTGGGTCAGACCAGCCGAAGCTGTAACGCTCACGAGCCTTGTAACGAACGTTACCTGTGTCAAAGTCGCCTTCAAAGGCAGTCTTGATAGGTGAACGCTGGAACATTTTCAAGCCGTTAGGTGCATCAGTGATGATGAA